CAAACGCCGCGCCACTCAACGCCGGATCATTTGCGCCATCTTCGGTGATTTTGAACGTTGCGGTTGCCGCGGTTGCGTGCAATGCCGATGGAAGGCGATACGTGGCCGTTGTGTTGTCATTGACCGTATGCGCCGTGTACGAACCGGACCATTCGTACACGCCATTCGGCATGTATCGTTTGGCGGTTGGTGCGGTGGCGTTGAATGACGTAATTTCGATTTCACCAAAATCCACATCCAACTTCCAATCCTGCACATATTGTGCATATCCCAACGATGAACCCCATGTGACCAAACCGGAATTGCCCGTGCGCGGTGCGGTCTTCGGGTAATGTCCCGAAAATGACATTGTGCCGCTTTGCAACCCCATCATGCGTTCCACACCATTGCCCGAACCGGACAATTCGGTGATGTCGAATTCGTCGTTTTCGATGGCAAACGTAACTTCCTGAATCTTCAACGCGGTTGACAACAACCGGGACAAATCCGTTGATGATGTGACGGAAGACAATGTGGCGGTTGACCCGGTAATGATGTACGGCATTTCGCATCCTTTCTCAAACGTTCACGGCCTGATTTCCTACCCGGCCCGCAAACGTCAACGTGGCCGTGTTCACCTGCAACGATTCACCGGGCGAAATGTCGGAACCTATCAACGTCCACCGTTCCGATGTTGCACCCTGCACGTTTGTTGTTCCGACCGATGGCAATGCCAACGAATGATTGTGAAACCCATACGTTGGCGTTGATCGGTTGCCGGATGCGATCATGGCATCCCCAATCAACCGATCAATCAACACTTCAATCCGATCCAACCCGCGTGCGTCCTCATCATAAATGGAAAACGTCAAATTGCACGCACCCTCAATGCCCGTGAAATTGTTGTCGGCGGTCCATGTGATTCCGTACACGATGAACGGATAAACCAACGTTGACGGATTCCCGCGGTTGAACGCCACACCGCCCGCGCACGCCGCGGTCCATGCACCGCCCGAATACAACGTGGAATCCGCCTGAATCCGTGACAATACCGCCCGCGCCACAACTGCCCCGTTCATTTGACACCCCGCACCGTGATTGAAAATCCGCTTTCTTTCAAACTTTCCTTCAACCCGCGCACAAACGCGGATTGCAATGCGGCATTGTTCCGGGACCACGCCAACGCCGGGGCCATGAACGGACGTTTGGGCATGCGCACAAATTTCTTGAGCACAAACACCGGAATGTCCGGCGTTGTTTTGTATCGCCTTTTCCCATCGGGTCCGGTGACGTATTGCCGTGTTTTGACCTTATCAACCCCCACGGCCATCAAATTTCCCTTGCGCGATTTGAACAACCGGAATGGCCCTATTTGCCTCAATCCCAATGTGGCGTTTTGCAAATTCAATTCACGCGCCGCATTATTCACCGCAACGCGCAAATATTGTTTGACCTTGGGCCGGATTGTTTGTCCGAATTCGTGAACCGGTCCATATTTGATGGATGAACCAACACGCGCCCGAATCGGCCCGCGCATTTCGTATGTGATTGAATCACGCAACGCGCCCAAATGTTTTGCGGGTGGCGTTCCAACGGGTGATGTTCCGTATTTGCCAACGGCCGGGAAGGATTCCTGCACATGCCGCACAACGCGTTCCGCCATGCGTTGAACGCCAACCGTTGCCGCCCGTTTCGTCACTTGGATGAACGGTTGCCAATTTGAGAAATCAAACCGCGGCATTGGTTCACACTTCCCGAAACGCGTTCAATTGGAACACAACACCGTTGGAACACAAATCCAACGGTTCCCCATCGACCTGATAAACCACCGAATCAACCGTCACCGTTGCAATGTGGTTCACAATGGTTGACGTGACAACGCCCGTGGTTGTTTTCGGTCCCAGGTAAATCGTGAACAACGTTCGGCCCGTTTCGCGTTTGTAAATCGACGCGTCGGACGATGAATTAGGTTGGACGCAACACGCCACCGTGTACGTTGTTGAATTGGTCAATTCATACGCGCCCGATGTTTCCTGCCCGGCGGTGCGGGTTTGAATCGTTGCGGTTTGCCGAAGAAACCATGTCGGAACCGGCATGGATGATGGCGGCAACATCGGCATGTCACAACACCCCCGCGCCGCGGAAGGTTTGCATCAATGACATTTGGGCCTTGGCCGCCTCATCCGGCGTGGCATATGTCACCGACCACCCGCCCAACGATTGCGAACGCAACCCGCGGTCCATGCGGACGGATGCGTACAAACCATCAACCATGCGTTTGATTGCGCCTTTGACATCCGCCGCGGGCGCGGCCGAAACATAAACCACGCGCACGCGGTTCCACCGCGGTGACCATTGCCACGTTGACAACACTTCACGGTCCGAATCCGCGTCACGAATCACGCGGCCGTTTTGCGTTCCGTTGTATGTGACCAACCCAAACCGCAAATCAACACGGTATTTGGTGGAATCGACCGCATCACCCAACGTGTTGTCATCGTTGATTGGCGTGATGGATGTGATGGATGTGATTGGAAATTCCCGCAATCCAATCTCACCCGAATCCGTTTCATAATCTTCCGTTCGGGTGGCCGATTCAAACCCGTTGGACAAATCGCGGTTGCACATGCGCCGCAATGCGGCGTGGGCTTCGTCCAAAATATCTTGCAAACGGGTATCGTCCGCGGTTCCCGTGATTCCCGCATGCGTCTTGTATTCGGTCAACGTGACAATGGCCAACGTTCACCCCCGGTTCAAACAACCACGGAATATGCCATTGGGGGAGCGGAAATGAATCCCGCTTCCAATTCCACCGCACCCGCGCCCGTGACGGATGCGGGCGTGACCGTCAACGCAAACACCCATTTGCACCCGCGCAAATCCAATCCGGATGCCACCGCGGAATTGTTCCCGGCATAATCGCCCGCAATTGCACCGTATTTGTATGTTCCGTCCCGCAAATCGTTTGTTGCGTCCATTCCGCACGAATACGCGCCGGTTGTTGCACCTGAATAACCTATGGACAAATCCAAACGAATGAACCGCATGGTTCCGTCATCGGCAAACGCGCCCGTGCTTTCCGTATATCCGGACTCCGGACCGTAAACACCATAAACCGCCATGATTGGATTTGTTGCCACAGCGGAAATCGCCGTGGCATATCGCGCACGCAACAACACGCGGCACGCGGTTGGTGGCACGCGCACCGGGCGCACATTCGTATCGGAATACGTGGCGGGCCTCAACAACACCGAATCCGCGGGTTTGGCCGCCTTCAAATCGGTGTGGATGATTGCCCATTCCGTTTGGGCATATGCGGCATATTGAACGCCACCGCCCGAAATATCCTGCCCAACACGTTTGCCCGCGCCCATGTGCAACCCCTTTGGTGTGCGCCCTCAATCAATCATCCGACAAACCCGGGCCGCGGATTTTCACCGCGGCCACGGGTACGAAAGGGAAAGCATCAAATCACACAATCAACTGTTCATCAACGCCGCGTTCGGTTGCGGACGTGGCCGTGACTTCGGCGCGGCTCAGGATACCGATTGCCGAAATCAACGTCGCACCCGCACCCGCGGTGGCAACAATGGAAATGTACCGCTTGCGCTTGCGCAAATCCACGAACGCCACCAACACGTCATTGTCACCGCCCGCGGCCGTGGGCGCGGTGAACGCGCTTCCGGTGAAATCGGATTCACCGGATCCGGATGCGTCCGATTCCTGCAATTTTAGTGTTGTCATGTTGGCCGCCACATTTCCCAATTGCACAATGACCGTAAGGTAATGAAAACCCAACGTATCAATTTCCGTGTCCGTCACGGTTGTTCCGTTTGCGTCGATGGGAACAATCATCTTTTGCAATTTCACGTTTTGCATGTCAATCATTGCGAAACCCTCACTTTCTATCAATTACGCTGTGGCCAAACAAACAACCGCGCCAGGGACGCGTGAACCGGGCGTGGCGGACGCATTGCCCACATCGTGAACGGTGACACCGAAACGATTCACGCCGCGGAACGCGGTGGTGTCGGATGCAAAACCAACGGACGCATCCGTGGCAATTTGCATGCCGCCGCCAACCTGCGTGGCCTTCGCGGCAAGGTTGAACGCACCATACAACGCACAAATGGTGGTTCCCGCGGAATTGCGCGGCATGACCTGTGAGAACACAACCGGTGCGCCAAGGAAAATCGGTTGGCGAATTCCGTTTGCAATCTCAATCGACGTGACACCGCCCGCGGCCAACGCCAACCGCGCCATCACGTTCCAATAAAATTCCTTGTGAACAACCCACACCGGGTTTGCCGAATCAACGTAGGAAGGCGCACGGCCAACCACAGATTCGAAATCGGCCAACGTCAACGTTGCAAACGTCGAACCACTACCGACAACGTATCCGGCGATTTGCGACACCGTACCGGAAAGGCTTCCGATCTTTGAACGGAATCCGGTGTGACCGCCGTACGTTGACGTTCCATCACCGTTGAAAACCGCTTCGTCTTCCTTGTCCGCCATTGCGTACGCGTGTTCACGCGCCACGAAATCGGCAAACGAAATGGCCGAATCATTCAACAATTCGTTGCTCACATATGTAAGCGCGGTCATCTTGTTGGCGGTGACCTGAACCAAATTGGTTGTGGGGTTTGATTCCGTGATTGAACCACCTTCACCTGGCCAATATACCGTCACGCCACCGGTGCGGCGTGGCATTTGCACCACGTCCGAACCTACCGTCATCACGTCCAAAACCTGCCGGGCCGCGCCGCGGGTTTCACGCAAATCAATCAGTTGGGGGACAAAGATATCGGGGATCGTTGAACCACCAAGGGTGGCCGTGGTTCCGATGTTCGCCTTCGCCACAATCGCCCGATCATCCGCGGTGGCAACCTGCGGAATCACCGCGCATTTCACCCACGCGCCGAACAATTCCGCCTCATCCGCGGAACCAAATGCGGTGCGCTTCGGTCCGGCATAATCGCGGCCGGATTTCGCTTCCCGATCATACTTCTTGCGCGTGGCGTTTCCAATGCTGAACGTGGCCGGGGCCGCGTCATCATTCACGGTGGCGGTGTGAACGGCCGCCGCGCCGCGGGCGCGTGACTTCATGCGCTCCACTTCGCCCGCGATTTCGTCCACGCGTTCATCAACCACGTTGATTTCACGCACGGGTTTTGCCTTGTGCGCTTCCATCACGTCAACGGTGTTGCCGTTGTGTTTGATCACGATGTTGTTTGACTTCACAAACGCATCAACCGCGGCCGCGTCATCAGACGCGCCCTTGTACCCTTCGGCCTGGACGGCCTTCACAATCATGTTCCAATTCATGTTTGCAACCCTCAACACAATTCGTTTGCGCCGGGTTGCGGTTGCCGTCGGCACATGCGGACGACAACGGGTATCGGGGCCAACAACTCAAATGATAATTACGGTTTTGCCCGGTGCAACGTCCGCGGTTGCCGGGGTGAAATCCGATTGACACGCGCCGTTCATGGGAAATGCCGTGTAGGAAACTTCCAACAACCGCCATTGGCGGTGAATCATCCGCGCATCCGGGAACGCCTTTTGTTCATCGGGCGTGGGTGGCCCGTAAT